AGAAAGGAAAAAGAAAAAATCAATCAGTAAATATACGATTTTTAAAGGGCAGGTGCTGACGATACCATCAACAGCAACTGCCTTTTCTGCAAAAAAAGCCTCCGTGCTTAAATTGCAGAAAGCTATTAATAAAGATAAGTATGCAAAACTCACGGCGAACGGGGTGCTGGACAGCAAGACAAAAAATGCAATGAAGAAAATTTTTATTAAGAGAGGATCCAGGGGTGCAGTTGTCTCCTTTGTACAGGAAAAGGTAAAGGTATCCCAGGATGGCATCTGTGGAGCTAAGACAGTTGCTGCTATCCGGAAATACCAGAGAAAACATGGTTTATCAGTGGATGGTATCGCAGGGTATGATACATTGAGAAGAATGTTGAGTTAGGGGGGAGAAGAATGAGCCAGACATATAAAGAACCCAAATATTTCTGTATTATAAAGACAAAAAAAACAAAATATGATGTGTCAGGGTTGATGACGAATCTGGTCATCTCTCAAAATAAAGATGACCTTGCTAAGGGTGTATCTTTGACAATTCCAAATCTTAAAGATACATACAAGCATTTATATAACAACATTAATGTCAGAGATTCATTAGTTTTGTACTGTGATACAGGAAGCGGACGAAAAGAGATCTTTCGCGGGATTATTTGGGAAAAAAATTATAACAGTGATGTAGAAAAAGATCTTACATTGACTGCATATGACAGACTGATTTATCTTCAAAACACAAAAGATAATTTCTTTTTTGCAAAAGGGAGAACGACCGAGAGTATTGTGAAAAGCATATGTAAAAAATGGAATGTGAAACTTGATTATGATTATGAGGGGACGAAACATAAAAGAAAGGTTTACAGAGGAGAAAAAGTTTCCGATGTCCTGACTAAAATATTAAAAGAGGCAAAAAAGAAGACAGGAACAAAATACATTGTGTTTTGTAAAAAAGGCATTGTTTATATAAGAGAGAGAGGATATAACAAAAAAATATATGAGTTGAATCATAAGGAAAATGCACTATCCCAGAATACAAAAGTGACAATGGATGGTATGGTGACAAAGGTTTCAATTTATAAGGAGCAGGAGATTACTGGTAAAAAGGATAAGGCGCCCAAAAAGCTTACTTCAATGAAAGAAAATACAGAAAAATATGGGACCTTGCAGGAGATTATCATTCGAGATCAGGATGATAAAAATTCTAAAAAAGCAAAGAAGGAAGCGAAAGAACTTCTCAAAAAACATTCTAAGCCGGAATATACAAGAACAGTGAAGGCTGTGGATAATCCGTATATAGAAAAAGGACATAAAATCAAGAGCAATGCTGGTGCGCTGAATGGATATTATTATGTCAAAGGCGTGGAGCATGACTGTGCCAATGGGACAATGACATTGGAGGTGGAAAAGTAAATGGCAAAAAAGGGGAAGTCAAGACTGGCGGCTGTTTTGCAGAGCAGAATGGGCACGGTAAATCAAGTAAATCAATCCCAGACAGCAGAAGTGGGGAAAATGCAGAAAAACGGAATTATATTAGAGGATTTTCCGGATGATGTAATAGGACCTGATGAGTATGGTTTGTGCTGTCTTGGTAAGGAACAGGAACCCCGAGAAGGGGATGAGGTTTTGATTGTCTGGGCTGATGATCTGCCAGTAATCGTAGGAGTCTTAAAAAAAGAAAGTTAAAGAGAGGTGGAAATATGGAAAATGTATTCCCGGAAGATTTGGATATAGAAGAAGATGAGCTGGATCAGCTGGAAGATGAACTGACAGAAGACCGTCCCGGATACAAAAAAAGTATCTTTTTTGATGAGGAGACAGGAGATCTGAAAAGAGACGGAACTGGAAAGGTTGTAGAAAGCAGTGGTATCGAGGCGTGGATTCAGTGGTGCATGAAAATATTGAAAACCCAGCGCTACTCATGTCTGACTTACAGTGATGATATCGGAATTGATATGGAGACAGCTTTTCAGGCTGAATCCAGAGAAGAATCTGAAAATATTTTAAGAACAGAAATTAAGGAAGCACTGGAAGCAGATCCGTACGGAAGGACTGAGGTAGTGGAATCTGTAGAATTTCATTGGCAGGAAGAGGATTCTCTAATTGTAACATGTAATATTACCGGAATGGATTCCAGTAATATTACAATTAATACTAAAATGGAATATTAAAAAGGAGAGATTGTGATGGATGAAGAAATTTTAGAAATGATGGAAGAGACAGATGAGGATGATTTTCAGATTCCCGAGTTTTTAGAAGAAGGAAGCGAAGAAGAAATTCATAATACAATGCTGGGAGAACTGCCTAATGACATTGATGTTTCGGAAGGAGGATATATTTATGACCTCACGAGACCAACGGCAATGGAAATATCAAGAATGAAACAGTTTGAACTGGTTGAGGCATTAAAGCTGATTTGGCCAAGATTTGCAGAGGGGATTTATCTGGACTACCACGCAGAGACAAGGGGACTGGAGCGGAAAGAAGCTGCAAATGCGGAAGGTATCTTAACAATCACTGGAACAACGGGTACGGTGATTGAGTCCGGAAGTATTTTTACTACAGAAGGAATTAATGGTGAGGATGCAAAGGAATATGAGACATTGGAAGAAGCTCAGATCCCTGAATCAGGGAGTGTGGAAGTACCAATACAATGTGTAGAAGCGGGGACCATCGGAAATAGTGCTGTAAACACAATCGTTCTGCAGCAGAGCACAAAAGAAGGTATCACCGGGGTAACAAATCATGTTCCGATTTCAGGCGGATATGGGGAAGAAGACGATGACAGCCTGAGAGAAAGAATTATGGAATATGATCAGTCACAAGGAATATCTTTTGTGGGAAATATAAGTGATTACAAGAGATGGGCTGAATCTGTGGACGGCGTGGGGGCTGTACACGTGATTGAAGCAAAGGACAGCAGCGGAGTAGTAAAGATTGTTGTTACAGATGCATCAGGCAATCCGGCAGAACAAGATCTCTGTACACGAGTAAAGGACTATATTATGGGGACAGATGATCCTGAAAAACGTTTAGCACCTGTCAATGCCATAGTGGACGTGAAACCGCCTCAGAAACAGAATATTACAGTTGAAGCAAAAGTAGAATTAGAGGACATTACAGTTGATGAGCTGCAAACAAAGTTTAAAGTATCTATTCAGGATTACCTTAAGAAAGTGGTTGAGGAAGGGAAAATAAGATATACGCAGATTGGAAATATCCTTGGGGATATTCCGGGAGTATATGACTATTCAGAATTAAAGCTGAATGGTGGAACAGCCAATGTTCAAGTTGAAGCACTTAGTATTCCTTTTCTTGAAAGTGCTGATTTTCAACTGATGGATGAAGCCAGCCAGGGTTAGGAGGTAATGTGATGTCAAATAGAACTGAGTTGATGAAAAAGATACTAAAAAGTGAGCAGGCACAAAAAATAATTGACGAAATAAGCCCTGTATATGGAGAAAGCTATGTTTGTCTGTGGCTGTTCCAGATAATTGGGAAGGAATTGGATAAACTTGACGACTTTGTACAGAACTTGAGAGAACAGACAGTCATTCAGACTGCTGACCAGTGGGCATTGAAATATTGGGAGGAACAGTATGGAGAGATCGAGGCGCCTCATCTGCCGGAAGAAAAAAGAAGACAAAATATTATGGAAAAGATAAGAAAGAATTATCATAATCCCAGACAGATGGAAAATGCCCTCTCTGTGCTTACCGGCTATCAAGTTCAAATTGAAGAGAATACAGAGAAAAATAACTTTGATGTGCTAGTTCGTGGATATACGCAGGATTTAACTGGTGCAAAGGAGTTTATAGACAAAGTAAAGCCGGCTCATTTAACTTATGAAATCAGAGTCTCAGAGCTGATACAGGCAGTTGTAAATATATACTGCGGATGTGCCATATCTGAACATGAGCATTATGAGGTAACAGTACTTTACCTCGATGCAGAAATTACAAAGTAGGGGTGAATAAAATGAATATTTGGGAAAATACAGTGATTACAAATAAAGGGAAGGATCTTCATGCAAAACTTTATAATGGAAACATTTTAAAGCTTACAAGAGTAGAGGCAGGCTCAGGAAAAGCAGAAGTGCCGGATCTGCGGTATCAAACAGAAGTTTTGCAGATGAAAGATGAACTTGCTGTTCAAGGAGTAGATACATCAGGTAATATTACGTCAGTATTGGTTATGCTGGACAATTTAAAAATTACAGAACGTTATGAGTTATGGCAGATAGGTTTTTATGCAGAGGATCCAGATGAAGGAGAAATACTTTATTGTCTTGCACAGGCGACCGAAGCAAAAGTAATTCCTGCAAAAGATGAGAGTAAAGGTTATACTATATCATGGAAATTTGATTTTAAAAGCGGAGGAGAAGAATATCCTGAAATACAAAT